GTTGTGCGGTCACTGCGAATAGCTTCGCGCATATAAAATGCAACCACCTTTTCCATGTGCTTTTGGAACGCTTTTGCCTGATCCCTTATAGCAGGATGTGCATCATCAGATACACTAATCAGCTTTTCTACACAGCGTTCTGCAACCTCATCGGGGCTAAACCCTCGATTTTGTGTTGTTTGTACGTTGACGATTGGATCGCTAGGTACGTCAAAATTTAATTTAAACATTATTGTTTATTCCTTATAACTTTACCCACGCGATAGTTTTGCGTAGTTTCTTTTGCCTCTCCCAACATTTTAAGACCTTGTAATGACTCTGCAAACCTTTTGTCATACATAGCCATCATGTCTTGCTCACCTTTCATAAAAATATATGCTTCTACCAAAGAACCATATAATAAAGAAAGCTCTGCGTTTTCACTTAACCAAGATGTAGCTGTGCCTGCACCAGATGTTAAACTAGCAGGTCTAAATAAATACTGAACCTCCACTTCGTAGTCAGCATTAGGTGTAGGAGCTAATATAAAGTTACCTACATCAAATTGAGCATAATATCTTGGTTTTCCTGTTTCTGTTTCATTAGGATGAAATGACTCAATGTAAGATAAATCTTTAAATTCAAGGAACTCTTTTTCGTTATTAGACGTCAAAGTTAAAGAAAAAGGTGCTAAAAAATCACTAGGCGCACCAAGAAATTTATTTCCTGATGTCATAGTACCTTGCTGATTACGCATAAAAAGATTTAACTGAACACTTTTAAGTATACGCTCTTCAGCCGCCCTAATAAAAATAGGAAGATTATTTACAAAAGTTGTTTCAGAATTTTCTGTATAATCCTGTATGGCTTGCTTCAAACTATCAAATGTAAAACTCATGGTGTATTCGCTTGGCCTCCCATTCCGCTATGGTTGGTACAGTAGTAATACAACGTTGGAGCGCCTGATGCTACTGTTATCTTCGTATACGCTCCTGCGCTACCCGGAGTTCCTGTTGTGGTCACACCCGTGGTATATTGCGAACCACCTCCATGCGTACCATTTGCAGTTGTACTAAATCGCAAGGGATGCCCACTATTGCTTGAATCACTTTGGTCAAACCAGTATGTATCACCCTCATTTAATGTAAGTGTCGGAGACACAGCTCCATTAATATAATATTTATTGCCGCTTCCATATACGTTTGTGCCAGAGGCAACAGTAACAGCATAATTAGTTACATTTGTTGAAGTGGTCACAGATCCTACAGAGGCTGTACCAGCAGATCCTGTAACTGCAGCAATTACATTCGCTATTAAAGTAGTCACAGAGCCAGCAGAGGCCGTGCTGCTAGATCCCGTAACTGGAACACTTACACTTCCTGCCGCTGAGACTGAAACAGAACCAACAGACCCAGACATAAAAGCAAAACCAGAAATAGAAACCGTTACAGATGCAGGAACAATAACTGTTACAGTCCCAACTTGACCAGTAGCTTGTGTGCCAAGTGTTTTAGGAAAGAAAAGAGTGACCGTACCAACTTGACCTGTGGCAACTAAATCATTTTCTTCAACTATTCCGGGAACAGTTTTAAAACCAACAGGATTAAAACCATATTGAAATTTTCTTTGATTTGTTAAATCTGTCTCTGGTCTAGCGTTTTTTATTGCTTCTGGGTCTGCAACTTTACCAAAAGGCTCTAACTGAGGGTGTTTTTCTTCATATTCATCTTTACCAACTAACAGGCCATTCCACTCTTTGCGCATGTCTTTTAGACGGTATCTGAAGCCAGACCTGTCTGAAATGCCAAAAGCATGTTTACCTGTTGCAAACCTAGACAATACGATAATTCCTTAGACTTGGAGATATTTGAAAAGAAGCTCTGTCTCTGTCTTCATCTATCGCTCTACGAAACTCTTCTTCATAAACAGCCTTGAGCATTTGAACTCTTTCTGGCGCACGTTTCAACGATAGATAGTAAGCTAAACCAGCAGCTAAACATGGATAAAACCTAAATGGAACTTCCATTGTGTTTTTAGCTGTATCAGCATCATCTATTCTAGTTAATGAATCATATACTATAACATCTGTGCTATTCTCAGGCAAAGGCCATATCTTTAAATTTGGCGTTATTTGCCTGTCTAGAAAGAATTGAGTAGGTCTTCCCTCAGTTGTTTTAGTAGGAATTGCTAAAAACTCATCACGACTTACTCTACTAATATTAAAATCAGTGCCGTCTCTGCGCACAACAACAGCTAAAATATCAATAACATCAGGATCTAAACTATATTCACCATCAGATTTTACTAACGAAATCGTTCTTTGCTTTATAGTCCATTGATTTAAGCCACGATTTGCCCAGTCAGCTAACATCAAGTTAAGAGATCTGGTTGCTGTTTTTAGATCATATCCTGTTCTAGCTTCTAAGCCACAACGCTCAAAAGCCTCTTCAACGTAATCTGCTACGTCTAATTCAAAGTCTGTTGAGCCTGATACCGCCATTATTCTTCCTCATTGTAAAGGTTATCAAATATTCTATTGACATCTAGTGTATAGTCTAAATCACTTTTTGAATAGTGTATATGTTGTGATGGCTTAAAATCTGGCGCTCCCTCACCAGTTTCGAACCAAGCGGGATGCGTTACTCTTACTCGATTGTTTGGTAACGCAACAATGTTACCAGTCCACTCCCCAGCATCAAGTAATTGTAAAACATGACTTTGTTTATGCTGCGCTGGATCATCTGCTATTTCTGACTCAGCGTAGTCTACTGTAAATAAATATTTTGCAGGAAAAAAATTACTGTCTATTTTTGCCAACCAAGGACATGGTGTAGCTCTATCTATCACATAAACTGCATGATGATATGATGAGCAATCCCACGGTTGAGCGTCATATGTGTTCATTGGTTCAGGCCATTCTTCTAAAGGTATATCAGCCACCAAAGCAGTTATAGGCATTCTTGCCCACATTGCTCCACCATGTACTGTATCCTCTTCCTCGCCTTCGGCTTCGTTACCAGTAAACATAACTTGGAAACTTAAACATCTATTAGGCATAGATGTAACACCGACAACCATAGCATGTAAAAATTCGCCGTGATACTCTTCGTGGTTGTGAGTATATTCACGGCGAACCCATGCCTTAAAATAAGGAATGTTGCTGTATAAATAGGACATTAAGCTCTAGTTACTTTGTATCCTAGCTTTTTTGCAGCAGCGCGAACTTGTGCAAGAGTCATGTTTTTACCCTTCGCTGGCTTTAGTGCAATACCACCAGCTTTTCCGCCTTTAGACATACGTCTAATTCTACCGCCAGCAGCTCCGCCCTTCATCATCTTTTTGACTTTGCCGCCTCTACGGTATCCTTTCTTCTTCATAGCCATGATTATCTCCTTACGATTGACTTACAGCGCCTTTTGTGCGCTTTCTTCTGTTTGCCATCACCACACCACAACCTCTGGCGACAGCGGTTCCGGGTATCTTTTTACCCCTAAACTTTCTTTTAGACTGTGTTTCCGCAACACCACCAAGGCTCATATTTCTAACCTTTGCTTTTTTTGTATTAGAAACAACGGTTTTGCCCTTGGCACCTGCTGCTTTTTTCTTACGAGCAGTCTTAGCTCTTTCTGCTTTAGAAAGACTTTGTGCTTTGCTTCTAGGCAAACATCTATCTGGGTTCTTCTTATTTTTAGAAGTACCGCATTTACCTTTTATTTTACCATCTGTGCCAATCCGAACCCAATCTTGCTTGACCCATTCTTTAAGCGCACCCATTATTTTTTCTTCTTCTTGCCTTTAGCACCTTTGGCGTAATTAGGATCTTTACAGTATTTAGATGCTGCCATGTTTGCATACGCTGATGGATATGTGTCAAAAGTACGTTTAGCCCACGCTTTACCAGCAGGACAAATTTTACTACCTTTTGATTTTTTTGAAGCTGCACCACCCTTTTTGAAATAAGTTAAACCTTTTGGTACACCTTTAAGTTTTCCGGGTTTGCTAACCTGTTTACTCATTTGACTTCTGGACATAGCCATAAGTTACCTCCTTAACACTTCCATCTTTTTCTTGCTTGTCGCAAGCGACTGTTTGGATTCTTTGCTGCTTTTGGAAATTTTTTCATTTGACCTGCAGATCTTGCGCAAAATGACTTACGTCTTTTAGCCGCTTTACTTCCGGGCTTTACCTTGCCAGTTACGGCTGTTTGCAGTTTAGAGCCGGGATTTTTACGTCTGTAAGCAGCAACACCTGCTTTGGTCATTCCCGCCCCCTTTTTAGTAGGGCGGAAATTCTTTTTGTTTCTAGCAGGCATTTTACCTTTTGACTTGGGTTTAGAAGCCAAAGTAACCTCCTATGATAAAAATATCGTCAATTCGTTGCTTGATCCAGTAAAAGCACTAATAAACGCTCCATCTGTAGCAATAATACCGTCATCAGGAATATTTAGATGGTGTATGCCTGTTGGAAAAGTTTGAGTAATTAGTGTTTCACCAGATGCGCTACCATTTTTTATTGTAAATGCGCCTGATGCAGCAGCGAATATTACGATTTGACGAATACGCGAACGAGCAGGGCCAACAACAGCGGCACTTGCTCCTTGCGCATGATTAAAAGCTTTTACTGGTCCTGCCATTTTAGCCTCCTATTAAGAAGCGTCTGAAGAGCTAGAAATACCTATGAACTTCATAACTACGACAGTATCACCACCGGGATCACCAGAAAATACAATTTCAACCTCATCTGCAGTAGCTGTAGCAGCAGTTGTTGTGCCACCAGACATACCTAAAACACCGTTACATGGGAAAAATCCTTTAAAACCAGTGCTGTTTACAGCCGCAGTTATGCCGTCGACAAAACCATCTGGATCTGCATCTGTACCAATATCAACAAGGTTTACAGCATTGGCTGCTGCAGTAGTTACAGCAATCATAACACCCATAGGGATAAAGTTTGAAGGAATACCAATTGAAGCCTCTTTACCTGTAGTTTGACCATTAGCAACAGTTACTGTTGCGGTGTATACAGATAGAGTCATCTCACTGGTAAGCTCACCAGTTGTAGAGCTTTTAATAACGTTTTTAAATCCGTTTTCGGAACGGACTGGACCGTCAAAAGTAGTATTAGCCATGTTATTCTCCTGTCTTGGCTAGTGTCAGCCGCACCATNNGCTCTTACTGGACCAGCCATTTCAGTCTCCTATTAAGCGTTGTTAATAGCTTGGATGTACTCAACTGTTACATATCCTGCACCAGATGTTCCCGCAGAAAAATCTATAAAGATCGCAAGATCAGAAGTTCCAATATCTACCCAAGTGTCGGCATCTGTAATTGTTCCATCAGACCCATGATGAATGACGTTTGCAGCAGTACCTGCGGCTAACGCAGTAAACAGTTCAGTAGAAGTTGAGCTTGTACCCATGCTGATATTGGCTGCATCACATGCAGTTGTAATATAGATAGTTATTTCAGTAACTTGGCTGTTTGCAGGAAGTACAATTCCTGTGTCAGCAGCAGTAGTTGATTGTGACCAAGACGCTGTTTGCGCCATCTTTACAAAACCAACGTTTGCTTTATCAGAACCTACAGTCGTTCCTGTAGTATCTTTAATAGTTCCGGCCTTAATTGGACCTGAAAAAGTAGTAGTAGCCATGTAAATCTCCTGTCTTGGCTAATGTCAGTCGCCCCATGCGACTGTCAGGGATGACACGAGAATAACACATTATAATAAAAAAGAAAGGGGCAACCGAAGCTGCCCCTGTAAGATAAGTGAGGTAAATAACCTCTCTATACCATAAATTATGCTCCGGGTGAACCGAAAACACAACGTGGGTCTGAGAACCCAAATGAATAACGCTCACGAGCCTTGAAGCGCATGTTGCCAGTATCGAAGTCAGCTTCCATACCAGTAGCCATCGCAGAACGCTCAAAATGCTTAAATCCATTTGGTGCATCAGTTTTGATGAAAAACGCATCTGGGTCAGTTAAGAAGTGGTTAACAGTGTAACCCTCTGGCAACATACCCATGTTGCGAATTGCGTTTATGTCATTGTCTGCAGTGCCAACACGCATTGTTGATTCCAACAAACGATCTGCAACGAATTGCAGTTGTGGTGGAATAATCAATTTGGTGCCACGAAGAGCAATGATCATGTTTCGCTCGTCAACGAATGTTGAGATGTCAATAAGAGCATTCTCAAGTGAAGTTTCGTTGAGGTCAGCAGCAGTTGAAGGCTCATTGCGGAATGTGCCACCACCAGATAGTGGGTGGTCAGTAGCACAAAGCTCTTTGCCGTCACCGCCTGTAAAACTACTATCAAACGCATTGTTTAATGTAGCAGCGGCTTTAACCTGCTTAGTGTGAGCCATTGAACGAGCCAACGCACGAGTATATCGAGCGCCGAGACGATCATATAGATTGTCCTCAACAGCTTCTTCAGTTAGAGCGAATGCAAGTGCAACTGTCTCGTGTGTATAACGAGCAGTATACGCTTCATTTGCGTTGTCAAACTCAACGCCAGAACCTTCTGCTTTAGTTGGAGCATTTCCAAAACCGACAAGCATTACCTCTTCTTCAAAGGCGCGATCTGATGTTTCAGTATCATAGATCTCTGCGTGTTGATTTTCGTACCTATCGTACTCCATGCCAAATAAAGCGTTTAGACCCGGCTCAAGTTCTTTGACGAGTTGTGAACGAGAAATAGCCATAACTCAATCTCCTTATGCCAAGCCTGCAGTGCCAGCACTGAACAGGTGGTTGTTAATTTTNNACGATCACGTTAGTGTTCGCAGATGAAACATCGCTGTTCTCAGGATCTTGAGAAATATCAATGGCTTTCAACGGCAATGTTGCTGTTGTTGCACCAGTTGTTACATCAAGCTCCAAACGAGATGTACCAGATGTGGTATCACCTACAGGAGATTGGTCAACGATATCAAAGTTACCAGCCAAATCAGCCACTGGAAAAGTGTCATCAGCTTGAACTTCGAATGTAGCGCCCGGATCATCAATAATATTTGCCATGATGTCGGATGCTGAAATGCTACCGGGGTAGCTATTTGAAAAGGTTGGCTTATTCGTTGTCGGATCTGTATAGAAACAACCATTAAACACACCTACAACAAATCCACCATCGCCTGCTGCCATGCGCTCAATGCCACCACCAGTTACCATTTTAACCAAGTCACCTTGGAAGATAGCGGTACTGTAGCCTGAAGCAATACGATAACGATTTTGTTGTTGTGAGCTTATGCTCGTACGAACCGGACGAAGGCCAAAAGAGGCGTCTTGATTTGCCATTTACTTTATCCTTCAGAGTTTTTCGGTGAGCCGAAACTAACCGATGATTTACGTTGCGGTGCCATTTTTGGCATCGCGGGGTTATTTTCGCGCATCCAATCGCGATCAACAGCTTCCATTTGGTTTTTAGTAACCCCTTGGTAGTGTTCATTACGTTGATCAGCCAGTTCTTTGGGGATTCGAGCAAGTACAAGTCCGCCAACACCTATGATGCCTGCGTTGCGTCCCTCATCTACTACTGGCCCTGCGTAATCTGGATATTCTTCTGCGCGAACAAGTTCATATCCTTCTTGCCGTCTCTTATGTACGTTAGTTTTGTCATCAAATTCCATCACGGATTCACGAATCCAACGATGTGTGTACCCTAAAGGTGCTTCCGGTGCTTCTAAAGCTGTACCGGGTCTCCAAACTTTGCGCTCTTGGCGCTCCCGCGTTTGTGTGTCGCGTGAAGTACGATCAGCCATATCAGTCTCTCCGATTTTCCAGTTTTGCCACTTCAGCCGCATATTTTTCCAGAGGTATGTTTAACTTCTGAGCTAAAGCCACTTGACCGGGGTTAAGTTCTACAGATTTTTTCCGCCCTGATTTTAAAGAGCGTGTACCGCTCCCTGCAGGTGTGACAGACTGGACGTTTTTCTTGTCACCCTGAAACTTATTAGGCATTTCTCTACGCATACGTTTATCAATTTCCGCGTAGTATTCATCAGTACGAGGATCAAAACCCTC